GGCGTCACAGATCAGGATTCCACCAACAATGGCCGGGTGGATGTCATCAAGTCAGGCCCGGCACTGGTTGAGTTCGGCGGCCCGGTTGATGCCGGAGACATTCTGGTAGCAGACGCCGAAGGGCGCGCCGTTGAATTTAACAAAGCGCCACTGGCGGAGGATGCAACCTGCTGGATCCTCGGCGTGGCAGAAGAAAGCGGCGTACAAGGCTCCTACGGCATCGTGTACGTCAACCCGCATATCATTGTGAAATAAGGATTTAACATATGTCTAACGGCGTACCCTTTACCCCAAACACCGAACAAACGGCTATTGCCATTGCCTACCGCAACAGGCAAATGATTGCAGACTTAGTCTGCCCGCGCGCGCCGGTTGGTCAGCAGCAGTTCAAATATATGGAGTTTGACCCCGCTGAAACCATGACCGAAGTCAACACCTATATCGGTCGTAAATCTGCGCCGAACCAGGTGGAATTCAGCGCCAAAGAAAAGACCGATTCTGTGTCCGACCATGGTCTGGCTGATGTGGTGCCCAATGATGATGTGGCCAATGCTCCGGCCAATTACAACCCGTTAAATCACGCCACCGAGTCGATTACGGACTTGATTGAACTGGGCCGTGAAGTGCGGGTGGCGAATATGTTTAAAACCGCAGCAAACTATGGCTTTACCCAGTCACTGACCGCCAACGGCTTTAAAAAGCTCACCGATGTTGATTGTGATGTTTTTGTGCTGCTGAACGATGTGCTGGAGCGGCCCTGGATGCGCCCCAATGCCATGGTGCTCAATAGTTTTGTCGGCACCAAACTTCGGATGAATAAGTCGTTGATTAAAGCCTATAACGGCACGCTGTCTGATTCGGGGATGGTGCCCTGGTCTTTTATCAAAGAGACCTTTGAGCTTGAAAACATCTATGTCGGCCAGGCGCGGGTCAATACCCAGAAAAAAGGCAAAGAAATGCAGCTGGCCAGTGCCTGGAGCAACTTTATCAGCCTGGCGCATATCGACCCACTGGCGCGCACCACCAACAACCGGATGACCTTTGCTTTAACCGCGCAATATGGCGACCGCACCTCGGGCAACCGCGATGTGGCGGCGGGCCTGCGTGGTGGTGTGGAAGTGATGGTCGGTGAATCGGTCAAGGAGCTGGTGATTGCCAAGCATGCAGCCATCCTGCTTACGGACGTTGTGTAATGCTGACCGCCCAGCGCTTTATCGACAAAGTGGGCATCAACCTGCTGGTCCAGTACGCCTCCGGGCGTCTGGCCACGCCAGGGCAATTTATCACTGTGCAGGATGTGCAGTTGGCGCTGATTGACCAGGCGCAGACGGAATTGCAGGAGTCGATTGCGAACTGGTATCAGGTGTCGCTGGTGCATGTGCAGTCGGTGGTGACGGGCTATATCAGCCGGTTTAGCGTGACCAGCGATGAACTTGCACAAAGCCTGGTGCCAGGGCTGGCGATTGATTTGCTGCAGTATGAACTGTGCCCGAATCCATCCGAAGAGCTTATTCGGCGGCGTGATTACGCCACGGCACGCCTGAAGGATATTGAAAAAGGCGTGATTAAGCTGACTGAGCATGATCCTGCCAGAGTGCCAACCACGGGCCTTAAAACAGTCCGCGCTGGCAGTCGGTTTGACTGGAACGGTTATTAATGGCCTGGGTGTTTGTTGGGATCAGCGGTGATGCCATTGATGGCCTTAAAGCCCTGGCGGCGCGCACCGGAAGCGCCCGCGATGTGCTGGATGACATCGGGGCGTTTTTGGACAGTGATGTCCAACTGCGGTTTTTGCAGGAGCAGGCACCGGATGGCACCCGCTGGGAGCAATCTGCCGCAGCTGAAGAGCGCGGCGGCTTAACCCTGACAGACACCCGGCAACTGGCCAGCAGTGTGACGCACAGCGCCACGGATGATGAGTTAATTCACGGTATGGGTGAGAAATACTCCGCTATCCACCACTTTGGCGGCAGGACTGGCCGCAATAAGTCGGTGACGCTGCCAGCCCGGCCCATGATTGGTATCGCGCTGATGCAGCGGGAAGAAATCGACAACATTGTGAAGGATTGGCTGGTATGAATTCCCAACACGCAAGTTTTAACCTGGATTTAAACGCCATTGAACAGCGGTTAAAACAGGATTTAAACGGCCAGGCGCATGTCGGCTTTGCTTCGGACTTTAACGCGGTCAGAAGCCAGGGCGTGCAAATGCCGACGCTGTTTGTGCTGGCACTGGATGAAGACTACAAGGCCGCTGATGAAGTCACCCGCGAAATCACCCTCAAACTTAACGAGCTGTTTGCCGTGATGATTGTACTGCCGGTGATGGTCGGCAATGCTAATTCTGATTTGCAGATTAAAACCCTGCGCGGACTTGTGCGCCAAAGTCTGACTGGCTTAGTGCCTGCAGGCTGGTCGCCTATTTTGCCGCACCGGGGCCGCCTGGTGGAGCTAAACCGCGACACCAACAACCTGATTTACCAGGCGCAGTTTATGACCGAGCGCCTGATTGACGTGACCACGAGGCCGCTATGAGCAAACCCAAATCGCAAGACAAACCAGAAGCGCTGACTGCAGATGAAGTGATCGCCCTGGCGCAGCAAACCGGCGAGATTTTAGAGGGTGTGATTGACGCACAGCGCTATCAACCCAAAAACGAGCAACCAAATACGGGAGAACCCGACGATGTGGCGATTTAAAGACAAAACGCTTTTGATGGCGAGCATGGGCGCAACGCTGGCCGTTGCCCATGCCATCTATGCGCTCGATGTTGAGTTTAGTATCGAACATGAGTCCGAAAACGAGCGCCCTGCCAGTAATTACAGTGGTGCGGAGCTGCAGACGTTTTATGGCCATCATGTCAGCCTGAACTTTAAAACCCCGCTGGCCATTAGCGGCGTGGCAGGTACAGCACCGGTGACGTCCCCGCTGTGGCTGGCCTGTGGCTTTGCCCAGGTGTCTGATGCCACCAAGGTGGTGTATAGCCGGGGCGCGGCCACTCCGGCAGTGGCAAGCTTTATTTTCGGCAAGCACACCCACGCTATTACGGGGCTTAAAGGCAACTTTAGCCTGGCGTTTGAAAAAGGCCGCCCGATGATCCAGTGGCAGTTTAAAGGCGTGTTCTCAGCGCCCACGGCCAGCGGTGCGGCACTGCAACCTAACTGGGACAGCTGGAAAAAACCGGACGTACTGGGGCCGGAATATGGCAGCAGCTTTAAGCTCAATAACATCGCCATGACGCTACATAAATTGAGCGTCGACGCTGGCAATAAGGTCATTTATGACCGGACTATCACAAGCTCTGCCATCGAAATCACCGGCCACGAAAGCAAAGGCCAGTTGACTGTGACCGCCACCGAACTGGCCACCTTCAACCCGTTTACCCTGGCGGGCGAAGTGGTGCCGTTTGAGTTTAAGCACGGCACTGCAGCTGGCAAAAAAATCACCATCAGCGGCCGCATGCAGCTGCCGGTGCCCAAATACGCCAACCTCAGCAGCGAGCTGACCGGTTATGAACTGGAAGGGAATTTAATCCCCTTACTTGGCAACGATGAACTGAAAATCACTTTTGAGTAATGAGCTATGAAACTGAAATTTTTAGAAAAGCTGGAAAACTACCAGATTAAAAAACCGATTGAATTCACCTACCACGGCACGGTGATTAAATTCACCGGCCATATTCGCCTGGTGAAAACGGACGAACTGCAACAGATCACCATTAATGGTGCCAACGATGCACAAACCGTGCGGGAGCTGTTGTTAGGCTGGGAAGGTTTTCAAGATGATGGTCAAGACGTGCCGTTTTCAGCTGAAACGCTCAACGAGCTTTTAGAATACGGCGGCATCGCCGGACGCCTGGCGGTAGAAGTCGTCAACGCCCAGTACGAGGTGCGCGAAAAAAACTAGCCCAGGTGGCCGCCTGGTATGTCGGTGAAGCCCCAAGCGAAGCCGACAGTGACCTTGCCGAATTTATGGCAAAAGCCGGGCTGCCACCCCCGCCACCGGTTGAAAAAGTAGCTCTGTTATTGCCGGAGCTGGAGACCACTGTAAAGTCATTTACTGCCGTCACAACGCAGTTTTTGCGAGATAAAGACAACATCGAAATCGCACTGAATTATCAGGCGGCCGATGTTGCTTGGAGATACCTCGGGCTGACATTGCTGCCCCGCGATTTTGACAACATCCAGCGTATTGAGCGCTATGTATTAAGTCTGATCCGGGATAGCAATGAGCAACCTGAATTTACTGCTGAAATTACGCTACGACGGTAAAGAAGTCAGCTCTGGTGCCAACCAGAGCGTGGCTGATTTACAGCGCATTGAGCAGCAAACCCGCACCCAAATTGCAACCAACCAGCAAGCGGCCAGCTCAGTCAACACCATCACTGGTGGTTATCACGCCATGGCCGCTGCTATGGGCACTGTGGTCGGCATCGGCACCGCTCAGAAGATTGTCAACGATACAGCCAGCGCCCAGCTGCTGGAATCACGCCTGCAAAGCTTATCCGGGACTACAGCAGATTATGCTGCCAACCAGGAATATCTGTTCGCCACCGCTGACAAGCTGAATATCAGTTATGAAGCCTTAGCTGGCTCGTTTACCAGCATGCTCAATCTGCAGCGCTCCGGCACTGTCACCATGACCGAAGGTAAAGCTATCACAGAGGGACTGGTCAATGCCGGTGCGGCCTTGGGAGCCAGCAATGACCAGTTGGCCAACAGTCTTTATGGTTTGAACCAGGCGTTATCCAGCGGCGTGC